GCTAGGTTATCTCGTAAAGAAAACCCTAACCGCGACCACCATGTTCTATCCCACGGATCCAAATCAGATCGTGGTATCATATAGTATGCTGAAGTGATTAAGCTCAATACCCACGCATAGGCGTTAAAGCTCAATCCGATATCCGCAAACCGTCCCGATTTGAAGAAAGGCAAGATTGCTAGAACAATCTCGGCCAACATCCCCAAACCGAGGTACTGCGTCTTTTGCACTGGTTTAGGACGATCAAAGGATTCACTCCTAAAACCAGTATCCACCGCTGGACCGATTGGTGCATCAGCTAGTGAATATCCCCTGTAATTATCATAGTACAACTTTCGATCATTGTTGATCAATTCGTCATACCCCCACCAATAAACCGTATCGTCAATCTCATGCTTACGGGCTATATGATTCAATTTAGCTTTGAGCTCCTCAAAAGGAACCCGACCATGTTGACTCATTTTCCTCAAAGCGCCGTCAACGTTTTGTCTAAATAATTCCTCTGGTGTTTCAGGTGAATCTTTCTTCATAAAATAGAAACACTTCAAAATGGAATCTTTGGACAAAGGTGCACGTATGCGACCGAGATCAGGACAAAATCTGAATTTGCGTTTTAGAAAATCGCTTTCAGTGAGGTGGGTAAAGTCGGTAACTTCGGCATCTTTATCTGCCATAGTAATGGTCAAACCGAGATCTTTACCAACTTTAATGATATTGGTCCCGTTAAACTTATCGTAAGCTTTTGGGACTGATGAGATATTATCATCCCCATAGGTAGCTGTTTTAATTGCTTGCCTATATCTCAACTTTCCCCGTAGGCCGGGGTATAAACGGAAAAAGAATATCCGTAAATAAATTGAGTTCACTCCACCATTCAATTCCGTTGTTATTGGATTTCCTGATGGATCGCTATTAGCGAGTTGGATGATAGTACCAAAGAAGTGGAGGTTGGGGTAATTGATATCGGTCAATATACCTCTCACAACTGTTATGTGTTCGTTGCCGCATCCCAATCGTTTCAAAATATCTACGATTGATCCCGACACGGCTGAAGACACCTGAACGGACATAGTCTGATCAAAATTGGCGTAATCTAATGCTACAATTCGATCTGGATTTTCTTTGAGCTGATTGTAAAGTTCTTCAGCTTCAACACTGTCCATATTTATTCCCTTCGCTGACTCGAAAAGCATTTTGTTCCGGGACACCATCCTGATAAAGGGTGCCAGGTACATTCTGCAAATCAACAGGAAAGGAAAATTACTTCCCATAAAAACACGAGCTTTAAACTTGTGTTTGGGTAGTAGTTCATTTGTCTTCATCGAACACTTGAACAGAGGCCGACAGGATTTGCCCTGCCGGTAGATGTCTAACATCTTTTGTACCTCATGTTCGATGTTTATGCCATTGTATTCTACCAGCTTTCTCGGAACCAATGGCTGCGTCTCATCTAAGGGATCGCGTTCCAAGAAATTTATCTTTTTGCCCTTGTAGGGGAATCCAACAGACGTACTGTTATCAATTCCACCTAACGACTTTTCACCAATTCCATCAAGAGATTCTTGCAGGGTTAATATACGGGATAACTCCTGACGCTCTCTTTTAGGCATCTCGTCAATAACATCTAATATGTCATTCACGTAATCTTTCCTAGCGAATTCTACCTCATCGGCAGAAAATTCTTGATTAGGCGAAGATAACTTCGAGAGAGCCTTCCGTTTATGGAATGGGTGATTTACCTGTTGAGGTGGTACACTCATCGCAGGTCCAAAAGCATCTTCTACCGATTTTCGATAGGGGTGAGGTCTATAAGGATCTTTGAAGGTGGCACTTGCACCAGGTAATATACCCTCGACTACACAGTTATGCTCATGTATAGCTTTGTCAACTGTAGGATCATCCACTACTAGTTCGACAAAACCCAATCCTTTCTCGAGAGTTTGAGAACCTAATTGCAATGAGCCACAATTTGCTGGAATAAATCCATTAAATCGAGCCAACGCCTCGGTTATCATCTCCCTAGAGATTGTAGAACATAACCCTGTTCGTCCGTCACCAGCCACATGAAATCCATATATCAGACTTTTGGAAAAGTCAACGATTAATGAACCGCACATACCCGGTTTTGTGCCCGTTGGCACAGGGTATTGATAGGGCTTGACAAGGGTAGCCTTGTCTGTTTTCACGCTGCTACTAAACATATTCCAGTGAGGATACATTCTGGTCGCTGTTTCGAAGCGAACGTGTGTGTCGAGATCAAGTGACACAAATTTAACAGTTTGTGTACCGACATGTTGATCTCGGCCATTCAAAAAATCGAGGTAACCCCTTCGAGGTATGGCGGTTGGGATTTGTAGAAGACATAAATCCTTACCCTCAAAATGGTGTACATGGACACTCGATAATTTTTGTTTGGCTACCGTAGGGTTCAGAGCATTCTCATGAACGATGGTAACCTCAAATTCATCCTCCTTGGGAATCATGTGACTCACAGTCAAGTAAAAATTTGACTCAATTGGAAATGCTAGACAAGACTTTGGTCCGTCTTTTCCAATAACAGTAATCACACCTAAATCACGCTTCATGTGAGGCATGATGTTATCCAAAGGAGTGGTTCGAGCTTTCTCAGCGCGGAGGAAACTAGCTCGGATGTTTTCCGGCATCTGTTCCCTATACGTCAGATACTCGCTCCTTGGTCTAAAGGCCTTGTACACTAGGTAAGCAAAGGACACTAATCCTGCACCAATAAATATTCGATTGCGATATTCGAACATAACATCGGTTGTAGACTGTGCCAAATAAGTCAATACTCCAGTGCGGTTGGCCACTGCGTTATATGTACGTTTCCATGCGTACACCATCAACACAGCGGTGGATAAAACCGTTCCACCTACAATACATAAGATTGTAATGCCTAAATTCAAACGCAAAAACACGCTTAATAATAGCCAAACACATAAACTTATGCTTGATGTTCTCCTAACATTAATCGGGCAAAGGGCCAGAGATAAACCCAATGCTGATCTAAATTTAGTCACTTCCCACCATTTTTGTGAAAAGGACAGCATAGTGTTATAATTATCCACTACGCGACCTATACCATCGTCGACACCACAAAATTCGGATTCGACACAGCAGGTACAGTATGACATAGGAACGCAACACGTTGAACAATACTGCTCTTCCGATGCAGCACGCATTTTTGCCAATAGATTTGTCTGAGACTTATAATGGTCTCGGGCATAACGACCAATCCAATGGGCTAAATCATAAAATGTGTACTCATCTTCCGATTTATCAGTCCAATGAACCCTACGTGCATAGAATCTAGCACCATTATCATCTTTCACTTCTTCGATGCCATCCGGTAAACCGGTATCCACATCATTGATAGGATCAAATGTTACAAATTCAAAAACTTCAAACTTCCAAATATCGAAGCGAGGTTTTTCGGCGGAAGCACGTTTAGGGTCAATACGTTTTGTTCCTGGTACACAAACTTCAGCACACACCTTCGGTTTTATAGATGTGCGGATATGTATAAATCGTCGTCCTAAAGAGTCAGGACAATTGGATTTATGAGCATTAAATCCCAACACGTTAGTTGAGATTATGCATCCCACATTACCGGGAAACATAACACCCTTTTCTTCGACAGAAGCTTTCAGAAAAGGCCTACTCTGCGAATTAACAGCGTTGAGTAATTTATCAAAATTCTCATTGGCACTATTATTCGCCACATCATCATACATCAAAACCAGATGTTGCGGAAGTTCGTTAGAATCAAATTTGTCACTCATTTGACCTGTGACAATTTGATCCCGAGATGGAATCTCACCGGCAGCCCTTATCAGGGTTTTTGCGGTTTGTTCCATCAAAAGCGACTTACCAACACCGGACCCACCAACAAAGCAAATTCCAATCGCACTCATTTTTGATTGGATTTGTGCTTGTTTGACGAGTCTATCGGTTTGGATCTCTCGCACTTCATCAAGCATGCGCTTGAGAGCAGGACGTTGCGCGTCCCGAGCTTTCTTCATTTGGCGGTCACCAATCTTAATAAGATCAGCAACCTCGGCATCGAACGAATTGGGAGTAAAATCAAATTCTTCCTTAAGAATGTCATGACTGCCATTCTTGACAAGTACATAACTTTTCTTAACCTTGGAGATACGACTCTCATAGGCTTTCGTCTCTGCTTTTCCAAAGAAAAGTGCGGAAAAGTCACCCTTAATAAATTCATAAAAATGCTGAGTCACAAACTCATATGAACCCATCAGGGCTTCTAAGAGATCTCCACCGTCTGCGATAATAGATCGAAGTTTTGCTATAATTTTGTCGATAGAAGATAATCGAAAATCATCTTCAGTAAATCCGCCGCTCAAAGTTGCCCAAAAAGCAACCAACTTTGCGAGAAAATTTACAACGACATCAATAATTTTATCTTCGATCAAAGCTCCCACATTATTACATAAACTCGAGAATACGTCCACAATTTTGCGGACAGCATTTTCCGAGCGGAACTTTGTCTCGGTGGTGGTAGTCAATGACGATATAGAGGCTATTGCAACCTCAATCGCATGTGTCACAAACTCAATTACCTTTTGATAGGTGTCGCGCGGTAAATTGAGTTTTGTTATACAGCATGTGAAAACCAATGTCAAATTGGTAACACTCGGCTCTGCTGCAATCAATTTAAGCGCCATAAGAGCTTGTGACAACAGGTCAGCTAAATACTGACCGTCGATGGTAAGGTATGAGTCAAATGATTTATCACTCAACATCTTGACCATCTTTGACAAGTTGTCCAATTGTCCCAAAAATTTGCTTGGGGTGTCTCGGACTTTATCTCCAACAGTGGATATCATATTTTGTAAATCAGCTACAGAAACTTCTGAGCGAAATCTACGCAGAGTATCCAACTCTTGTTGAAACGTGCGAATGTCGGCACGTGTGAATTCAACCAAAGATTCACCTACATATTCCATATGTAAAGGTAAATTTGATCGATCTTCAGAAATGAAGCGGGCACATCCGTCCCTGACGTAATTAGCTTCGTTGACGTCATCGTTATTGTTTTTGTTGTTGTTGTTTAAAAAGTTAGTGATACTATTTATTTCACTATCTCCTACTATTTGCATCATTGTAGTAGGCCGCAGTCACTTGGTTTGGTAGAAACGTTAACTACCTTCCATAAATATGGAACACATTAAACCATACGAACATAAACTTAACAAAATATCTGAAAGAGAAACTCTAGTGTGGATTTACTCTCTCTCATATTGATGAATCAATCATACAATGACATACTACTCTTAGATCTGGATGGTGGCATCACCAGTTAATCCAATCCAGAAAAGTAATATATAATTAATATGACATTAACAAAATATATATGCTCAGAATTATATTTAAAGTCTAAATAGATTTTTGTTACAACATAATACCCAATACGTTACACAGAGGCAATACCTCCTCTTAAGAACGTAGGTAAACTGCACTATGAGGTATTTTGATTTGTTTCCAACTACGAGAATAGACTCGCATGCACTATTTTTGTTAACCGGAATTAACAGGATCGTACAATGGTCCGAAAAGGTAATAATCTTTTCCAATTACTTACATTAACCGTCTTTAATTAACGTGTGTATTCACATATAATGCTCCTACACCCTGTACCGAAGTAAGGTGCTAAAATAAAATCTTTAAACGGTATTAGATACATAAAGTTTCATAATTACCCGATAGTTTATAATTTTACAATATATCATATACTAAACTGTATATATGATAAAGGTGATTCGAGATACAATAATCTCAGGCTGTCGCCTTAAATAGACTGTTAATAATATGAGGGTGTCTAAATCTCATACATCCCTAAAAAGGGAAAATACTAATCATTAAAACTGATCATATAAATGACCAAAATATAATAACAGTTTTTCATAGTATTGTAATTCAAAACTGGTCTTACAAACTGGATCGTGAATCCAATTCACATATTATGGGATCCCTCACGGGAGCCCGGAGTATTTACTCCAACTAAGTAACGTCTTAGTCAAACGGAAAAATTGTCTCATCATGCAAAGGTTGGTTTCCTTTTACATAACGAAATTATCATTGATATCGGCTATCATCCTCGTCCACAACCACGTGGCGATGATTACATAGATATCTCAAATGAAAATAAGTTTTAACATCTAACCTATATTTTTCATCTCTCAATGAAAGCAAAGGGTAAATCCTAAAGAACTCGACGCAATAATGGGGTATCAGCCCCAAGATTAAACGCCAAGATACAGAAGGATTATCCAATGACTAACATCATGAAAGACTAATAACACAGTAGATTGTTTATCTACAAATTATCACGTAAAACTCCCTAGGGTTGAATCCC